AACCGTTCCTTAAAAACAGATTATGATCCATACTCTAAAGACGAGAGGGAAAGTTATCAGAGCAGTCTAAAAGATATTCCTGGTATGAGCGAATGGTTGGAAGATAAAGTAGGGGATTGGAGTAATATTAAAGATGACGCCGGACTTGGTGATAGATTAACCCGCAAAGATTTCCAAGATCTTATCGGTGGTGAAGATGCTGAGAACCTTTTTAACTTTCAATCGAGTAGGCAAGGAGGTAATCGTAATATGTTTATGCCTGGTATGGGTATAATGGGACAAGGAGGTCGAGGCATTGGCGCGTTAGCCGGATTAGGGATTGGCGGCGGAGGCCGCGGTTTAGGCGGACTAGCTTTGGCACAGTTAATGGGTGGTGGTGCCGGCATGAGGTCGGATGGTGATTATATGGATCAATGGACTGAAGGTGATATGGGTTATATGGATGAACAGACAATAAATGATATTACTCGACGTGAAGGATTTAGTGATGTAGCACCATGGCAGCAAGTTGAAAACAGTGGCTGGGGTGGTGAAGAGTGGATACGTAACCCATACTCAACACAGAATCAAGACTATTATGAAGAGCATGGCGGTCGCGGCCAAGCTGTTGAGGCTCTAGGTCCAGAAAGCCATTGGGCACATGAGGCGGTTAGTCAGAGAGGACCAGGGGAAGAGCTAGAAAATTATTGGGCTTGGACTCCTCCTGAGCAATCTGGTGGTCAGCCTGATCAGCTTGCTGAAATGACTCAAGCAGCTCAAGGGCAGCATCGAGAAGATGATGAGGATCAGGATTAATGACTAAGAAAGCAACAGAAGAGACATTTAACGAATTACACAATCTAGTCACAGAAGAATTCCTTAAAAGGGTTAAAAGTGGTGAAGCTACGGCTCACGAACTCAAAGCAGCTTGTGATTGGCTAGTAAAGAATGACATCAGTGGAGTCGCTTACGAGGGGAATCCGCTACATAAACTGGCAACAATAATGCCAAACGTAGACCCAGAACTTGTACGAAGGAGGCTGTATGGGAAGAAAACGGAAGTCCGGGGCTAGATATGCTAATGGTAACCGTAAGGCCCAACAGAAAGCCTACAACAAGACCAAGAAAGGTACAGAACTAAGAACCAGAGCTAATGCACTAAATCGTGATTTAGGTACATATGGTAATGGGGATGGCCTCGATGCTGCTCACTACAAAGGTAGTAAAACAAAAGGTCGATTACAAAAGCCTAGTGAGAACAGGCGCAGCCGTTTAAAAATTAGAGGATAGGAATTATGCTTGGAAGTATTCCTGCATTATTAGCAGGTATTGGTGGTCTTACTGAAATGGTAGGGCACTTTACACAGAATAGAGAGCTATTGAAAATAGGTGGAGTTGCTTCAATGGCTGGAGGAACTTTAGAAAAGATGGATGGGATGTTAAGCGCTGGTAAAGCTGGTAAAGAGAGTGGATTAGGAATCCTAGGTAAAACCACTGAAGAGAATTTCCATCACCAACCGGGAAGTGCTCTTGACAGTGTCCTAAAGGGAAACTTCCCTACAAAAGAAAAATGGGGTTCCTGGCCAGAGAGCATATTTGACAGTGACTTACTGAAAAAAGGTAAGCCTATAGGAGGGAGTACAATACCTGATATAGCGACAGCAACTTATAGCGATTGGTTCGGGGCTTAAGTGAATTATGATACCTGAACTACAAAAGCAGATATTAGATGCTAACGTCGGTAGAACGATAAACCAAACTTGGAATAAGGTATCTGACTGGGTTCACGGTTTACCGTTTTACAACAGACCAGCATTAGGTTCAAAAGTCACAAAAGCTATTGCAGATTCTCCTGGAGTAAAGGAGTACCTCGAATGGCAGCAATCTGGTAAAGAAGCAAGTCAGCAATTATATGATAAAAATGAGGCAAGTAGAGATCCCATCGGTTTAGTAGGTAATCGGATCACTGATGTCGGCAATGCTATTACTAACACTGGTTATGCGGCTTTAGGTGCTCCATTAAATATAACAGCTAAAGCATTAAATGTAGATCCAAATATGCTGGCGCTTGGTCTAATGATTCTAGGTAAGGGTAAGGGACCACGATTCCCTAGAGGCGGCGGTGGTCCTATCATACCTGTTAAAGTTGGAGAAGTTATACCAAAAACATTAAAACCAGGTAGACAGTTAGCACTGCCAGGCGGCGGTAATGTATCTCAAAACATACTACAAAGTAAGTCTGGCGGTATCGGTAAATATAGAAAACCAAGTCAAAAACAGATTGTCTTGGACGAACATGTAAAACTAGCAAAGATAGATCCATTCTACGGTAATTTACCTAATACAGAAAAACTCAAGCTGTCCTTAGCAGCTATTCTAACGAAACAAGGTGATGTACCACCTAGGAATATTGTTTCTATACTAGCAATGAGCCCAGACAGCAAACTACTGGAAGAATTGGCGAATGCTAACACACCAAATGATATAGTAAGGATACAAAAGAATTACTTCAGTAGGCATCCACAATATGGTGCTATACCAGGTAATGAATTAGATCATTTGGATCCAGTAGGCAGAGTTGGTGAAATATTAATAGGGCAGAGACCTGGTGTTGTAGAAGAGGCTATAACAAGGATGCAGCAAAATCACGGTATTGTATTTTCAGATGATGGAGAAATGTCAAGTTTACCACGATTTGCACATGCTGAGAAGCATTCAGGTGATTCTACTAGAATTGACTGGAGTTCACCGTGGGCTCAGGAGATAATCGAGAAAGTCCCTAAAAACGCTACAGCTAAAGAATTAGAAGCATCACTACTTGAATTACATAATAAAAGCCTCATTATGACTGGTAGAGCTGTGCAAACTCGAAATTTTCATAACTTCAGAAATATGTTAATGGATGCTCTTCCAACAAAAGTAAGGGAACAACTTGGAGAAAATTTTGATATAACTGGACGTACTGCATCAAAGAAGGATTGGGATTTATTTAGACTTTCTATATCACAAAGTCCACTAAAAACTCTTATAAGAGAAGAAGGTCAGACAATGCCAAATGCAATTAAAGAAGCAAACCTATTAAACTCAGACCGCTACAAACGATGACCATCTCAACACAAGCAATGACAGCAGCCGGGGAGAACTTTAGTTTCTCCCGTAAGGCTGCACCACCCAGTTCCTTTGGACCTGCGAAGGTGGTAAAACATGAACCATTTACCGATATGGAGATTGCACAACTAGATGCACTAATTAAAAAGAACCTTAATGAATTATTTGAACCGTTATGAGTAATGTAGCACAAGAATTCCCAGCTCAGATGATTCGTAATGCAGCAGCTTTAGCAACTGAAGCTACTGGTAAACAAGCAGTATCAGATGTATTCCATGTTATGAAAAACAGAATAAAGCATGGTGGATATGGAAGTTCATATGATGACTTATGGACAAGAGGGATGAATGGAGGCCCAATTCAATTTGAAGGTGTAACTGGTAAAAGAAGTGGATCTGCCTTTTTAAATATAAGAACTCTTGACCAAGCAGCAAGTTGGTCTGGTACTGATGTTAAAACATTAAAATCATATATAAACGCTTTAACAGATCCAGCTATGCAGAAAAGTTCTGCAGCACATGTAGGCCGTGCATTAGAATTTAGAGGTTCACCACAGAACCACATGAAATTACCGAATACTGCATGGCGTGGTACTGCTAACGATAATCAATTTCTCATTGGGCCAGATGACCCTCAGTTACCTAAACCTAAAATAAAAAATATAAACCTTATTAAAAATGATAAGGAACCACTAGTAATTCCTACAATAAGGAAGACTGAGAAAAAGAAAGGGCCACTATCTATATTCGGATTCTAATGACAGACGTACTAACCGCCCTACAGGACGACTTTAAACTATTCTTACAAGCACTATGGGAGCAACTTGACTTACCACATCCAACACGAGCACAGTACTCAATTGCTGACTACCTACAACACGGTCCGAAACGGCTCCAAATCCAAGCTTTCCGCGGTGTCGGTAAATCCTGGATTACTGGAGCGTTTGTTCTCTGGACTCTTTTCAAAGATCCAGAACGTAAAATAATGATTATATCCGCATCTAAGGAACGTGCGGATAACATGTCTATTTTCCTACAAAAACTTATCATTGAAACGCCATGGTTGAATCATCTCAAGCCGAAGTCAGAAGAAGCTCGTTGGTCGCGTATAAGTTTCGACGTAAACTGTTCACCGCACCAAGCACCAAGCGTAAAGTCGGTGGGCATCACTGGTCAGCTCACGGGAAGTCGGGCAGACCTAATGATTCTGGACGACATAGAAGTTCCTGGTAACTCAATGACAGAGATGATGCGTGAAAAACTACTTCAATTATGTA